AGGAGGCGCTGCATGGCCGGGATGAGCCGCAGCACCGGGGCCGTCCTGGGCGGCTTCGATCATCTGCGCCAGTCAATCCAGGACATCCTCACGACGCCGGTCGGCACACGTGTGCACCGGCGCGATTACGGCAGCCGCCTGCCGCGCCTGGTGGACCGGCCGATCAACAACAGCCTGGTCGCCGAGCTTGTGGCCGCCACGGCCGAAGCCCTGGACCGCTGGGAGCCTCGCCTGAGGTTGGAGCAGGTGAAGGTCGAAAGCATCAGCGAGGACGGCCAGATCGCGCTGAGCCTCGTTGGCTACTATCTGCTCAACGGGCAGAAAATCGAGATTGAGGGGCTGGTGATCTGATGGCTACGATCGACTTCAGCTCCATCCCTGAGCCCACGATCATCGAAGAACTCGACTTCGAGGTGATCCTGGCTTCGATGATCGCGGACCTTCAGTCCCGTGACCCCAGCTACACCGAGATCCTGGAATCCGATCCAGGTGTGAAAATCCTGGAGGTGGCCGCCGCCCGCGAGCTGATCCTCCGGCAACGGATCAACGACGCGCTTCGGGCCACGCTGCTGCGTTTCAGCATCGGCACCGATCTCGACAACCTCTCGGCGTTCTACGGCCTGACCCGGCGCGTCGGCGAGAACGACGACGAACTGCGCCTGCGCACGGTTGAGCGGATCATGGGATCCAGCACCGCCGGTGGCGCGGCCTGGTATCGCTATCAGGCTCTCTCCGCCGACGAGCGCGTGAAGGACGCCGCCGTGAGCAGCCCAGCTCCTGGCGAAGTGGCCATCGCCATCCTGAGCAAGGAAGGCGAGCAAGCGGACGAAGCCACCGGCACCAACCTGGATCAGCTCGGCGTGGCGTTCGGCATCGTTCGCAACCCCGGCGAAACCGACGACTCTTACCGCATCCGCGTCCTGGCCGAAGTGCAGTCCGGCGGTGGCTATGGCTCTGCCAGCCCTGAGCTGATCGCCAAGGTGAACACCGCCATTCAGTCCGACGCGGTGCGGGTGCTCACTGACACCGTGACCGTGCAGGCGGCCAACATCATCCCGGTGGCGGTCGAAGCGCAGGTCTACCTCTACCCCGATGCGCCGGTGGAAGTGTTCAACGGTCTGGCCGAGCGCCTGGAGGCGGCCTTCGAGGCGCAGTCCGGCCTGGGCTGGGACGTGACGACTTCCTGGATCATTTCGCAGCTTCACCCCGCAGGCGTGCAGCGCATCGTGCTGACTTCGCCCGCGCAGAACGTCATCTGCTCAGCCAGTGACGCTCCTTCCCTGGCTTCTGTTTCGCTCACCCTGGCCGGTCGTGACCGATGAGCCTCTACGACCTGCTGCCGCCCAATGCGACGACGCTTGAGCGGGACTTCTCCCGCGCCACGTCGAGCCTTGAGCGCGTTGCCTCGCCGGTCTCCAGAATCCGTACCGCCAAGCGGACCGAGATCCCGGACAACGTGGTGCCGTGGCTCATCTATGAGTACGGCCTGAACGAGCTGCTGCCCTTCCTGGGCAACAACCAACGCCGGGCCCTGGCCGAGGGCGTGCTATGGCAGCGGACCCGTGGCACGCCATCGGCGCTCAAAACCGCCCTGGGCTGGATCGGCTTCGAGCCGTTCGTGGAGGAGTCCGAGGCAGGCACCCTGCGCTGGGCCGAGTTTCAGCTCGGCCTTAATCAGGCGCCTGATGACCTGGAGGTTACGAACGGTCTGATCGGCGTGTCGCGCTTGTCAGCGCCGGTGCGCTCCAACCTGTTCCGGGTCTACAGCGGCTACGACCACCGGCGCTTCCTACTGGACGATCACGCCCTGAGCGGCGGCTCTTGGCTCTGCGATCACACCGGCGTTTATCTGCGCCCGGACTGGCCGCAGCTCAGCTTCGGTCGTGAGCACGACGCGGCCAGCGATTTCAGCGACGAGGGCGTTGGCGAGCTGGGGATCGAACGCATCCACGGGATGCTCGGCCTCTACGAAGACCGCTTCACCCTGGACAACAGCCAGCTCGACGAGTTCTGGCACCTGTCCGATGTGGGCAGCATCGTTCGCTCCCGCCTCATCTTCATCACTTACGGCCCGCTGGCCAACCCCGGCACCGACTGGAGTGGCGGCCACTGGGAGTCGGTGCTGGGCTGGAACACCACCAACTCCAGCGTCCCTGCGCTCAAGTTCGCCAAGGCTGGCCTCTACCTCAGCGACGGCGCGATCCTGGGCGACACCAATGGGTGTTTCTCGGCGCGGCACGAGAAAGAGTTTGGCGCTGGTCCGTTCCTGCTCAGCGAGGGCGATGGGACAACCGGCTTCAACATTCTCAGCCAGCACGAAAGCTGGATTTCCTTCGAGGAATGGCTGGAGCGGTTCGACCGCAAGCATCACAGCGCGACTTCTGTTCCGGCTCCGTCAGGCGCTCTTGCGGCTCACCACCGCGAGACGCAGCGGGTTCTCGACTACGACGACAGCTTCACGCTTGACCTGCACCTCCTGGACGAGTACCCCCTCGCTCAGGATCTCCAGGCCCTGTCCCGGACCCATGCGCTCAACGTGCTGGGCGCACCGGTGGACCCCGATACCTGGGCTTCCCAGATCGACTGGCTGCCGTACCCCAACGACATCGCCCGTCCGTCTTGGCAGACCGTCATCAACTGGGCTGAGATCGCCTGGGACGGCCACACCGATCCCGCGCTGGTTTCCAGCCGCCGCCCACAGTGGGGCGATGCGCTGGGCTGGTCTCAACTGGCCTGGGGCGACCTGCTCGCCGACGTGCCGACCTGGGACCACCACCCCACCTGGGGCGATGTGGGCGCCTGGCAATCGCTTTATGCGAGTTCTGCTGGACGGCGGCTTCGCGCTGGGCTATACCTTTCGGACAGCGATCCGCTTGGCTCCAGCAATGCAGTGCTGGGCTTTGCCTCAGAACAGCGGTTCGAGCGCGGTCACGCCACATCTGGGCCGGTCGAAAACCGGCAGGGCGTCGCAACCTCCCAGCACACCCGCACCAGCCAGACCGCTGCCGCCCGGTTCCCGTTCACCGCTTGGAGTCAGTCCAACTGGGCGGGCGATGGAGCCGAGGCATGGGCCACCGGCGGGGACCCCTGGAACGACGAAAGCTGGCAAGACAGCTCCTGGTTCCAAGGTGCAGCCGGGTTCTGGGGCGACAAGCTCTGGGCACAGCGCGTTGCGTGGAACCCCACGAGCCTTCAGATCGAGAGCGCCCATTCCACCTATGTGGACGGCCTCGATCGCTACCACGTCGGCGAAGCGCAGGCCGAACTGGACGCCGTGTCTCAGCACACCCGCGTCAGCCAGACCTCCTTCCGCCTGTTCACCCTCACCGCATGGGGCGACCCCACTGCCTGGACGAGGGCCGATACGCCGGACTGGCAGACCAATAGCTGGACCGGCGACGACACCGACGCTTGGACCGAGGGCAGCCAGCCCTGGCCCGGCGCAGGTTGGACGAACACGGATTGGATGCTCGGCGTCGAAAACGGCTGGGCCTCAACCGAACCGTGGATCGACGAAGCTGGCCAGCCGTGGCTGCCGACCGCACCGGACAATGATGCGGCCTGGAACCCCACGAGCCGCTTCATCGAAAGCAAGCATCAGACCCTCACATAGACTGACCCCTAGAATGACCACGACTCAGGAGGCCATGGCCTAATGGCAACCCTCACGACCTCAGGCCGAGCTGGTCTGGCGGCTTCCGTCGCAGCCCGCAACATCTACCTCGGCGTGGGCGCTGGCAGTTCTTCCTGGGATGCCGACGGCACCCCTCCCGAGAGCATTTCCAGCAGCGCCCTGATCTCACCCGTGGGCTTCCGCAAGGCCGCCCAGGTGAGCTTCGTCGTTCCGGCCGTAGAGGGCGCCATCGTGCTGCCCAGCGGGCGGTACGACATCAGCACCGCGCAGACGAACTACCTCTATCTGCGCTTCACTCTCGACTTCGAGAACGCCAGCACCGCGACCATCCGCGAGACCGGCATCCTGCTGGACACTCAGGTGGCTCCAGGGCTGCCGGTGGGCCAGATGTTCTTCGATGCCGATGAGGTGACGAATCCCGGCACGCTCTACCTGCTGGAGCACGTGCCCGCGATCATCCGCACTCCAGCGACTCGCGAGACCTTCGAGTTCGTTCTGACCTTCTGAGGCTGCCATGTCACTCCAGGGCTACTACAACCGTTTCAGCTCGGCAGATCGTTACGACGAGCTGCTGTTCCGTGCCAGCAAGGGCCTTCAGTCGGCGGAACTGAACGAGATTCAGTCGATCTTCAGCGACCGGCTGCAAAAAATCGCCAACGTGCTGTTCCGCGACGGCTCTGTTGTGCGCGGCGCCAGTGCGTCGATCAACGCGCAGAG